CGTTAAAGGATCCCCCTGTCGCCTGGCTGCTTCTAAGCATTACCATGACAAGGTCTGGCACACGTTTTCGTACAACGTGCACCGCTGCCTCGGTTAAACCCAACATTGGTTCCGAGGCTCAAACGTGTCGCGGCTGCTTTCGCAGCGCTTGCGACACAAGAGAGACCATTTCCAATGGCTTGAGACTTATTAGGATTCGCTACCGGTTACCCGGTAGTGAACTGCCTGATCTCGAGCCTAAGGAATTAAGCAAGTATCTCTCTTACCTCCTCCTTCAGGGTAGAAGGCGGGCTTCAGTCGCGTTTCCTAGGAAACAGTCTCTTTCGAGAGACAGCGACGGCCTTCTTCCCCTGATGCGTATGCTGAAGCACGAGAGATGGGAGTTCGCCCATTCCGTCTCTTCAATTAAACGCAGCCTTCCTCAAGGCTGCAAGCAGCATACACCATCCGCGCGTCCTGCTTGGGAGCAGAACGCGTTCTCAACACCCCCTCCCCCTTCTTCTGATTACCTTCAGTTCGTGAGGTCTGAAGTTTCAAAACTCTTCCCGTATGATTGGGATCGGGACTATGACGATTTTGTTTGGCGTCATGTGCCCAACGCTTCCGCCAGGATGAACAGCCCTCGTGCTGACCTCCACTGGTGTGGAAACGGGAAAGAGTTCCGTAGGCAGTGTCTTACAGGCCGATCAGTTCCGATCGATCAGCCTGTCAGGGCCCGGTACAAGGAGGTCATGAGTGCTGGTAAGTGCAGGCCTCTCGTCATTTATGACGAGACCACCGAAGTACTAGCACCCTTGCACAAGTGTCTGGATTCTCATTTGATGAGAATGTCTTGGCGCCTTGTCGGACCACCTACGGAGAAGAAGATATCATCTGCCTGTGTTTACCCTTGCCAAACCTCGGTTGATTTGGTGAGTGCCAGACAACCTGTCGCTTGATGTGACAGAGGCAATACTTGGCTCTTTGCTTCGGAAGAGTCGCATTCCAGGACCGATTCGCTTACGGGCGTTTCAGTCACTCCGGCCATTGGTTGATTGCGCCGGAGAGGAGAAGGAAGTATCGCACGGACAGATGATGGGGAGCTACCTCTCCTTTCCCCTCCTTTGCCTTCACTCATACCTGGCAGCTCGTTGGGCGCTGCGCGGGGAAGAGGGCAATGTCCTCGTAAAC